CAGTCAAGTACTTTCAAAATTGCAAGAGAAACTCTTGTAACAGCACAGCGTCTGCTACTTGACACAGGGAACCTTAATATGTTTCATCAGAGCATAGGTTCACTTACCCTTTTGGATGATTACAGACGTTGGAGAGATAGAGTATTTATTGATGAACTAGCTAAAGCAGAAGCTAATGGTGCTGCTTCAACTAGCCAAGGTGGATATTATTTCGCAGACGGAAAGACTAAGGACTCTTCTGGACGTATTTCTTACTCTGCTACAGAAATTACAAACGATAAGCATCAATTCTCAGTTAAAACTGACCTATTGACTGTTGTTAAGGATTTACGTAAGCGTAATGTTCCTACTTATGCAGACGGTTTATATCGTTGCATATGTGACCCAACATTCATGATGCATTTACGTCGTGACTCTGACTTCAGAGAGATCGCACGTTATGCAGGTGCTCCTGGTCAAGGAATGTACATGGGCAACCCCATGATTCCTAACAATACAAGTTTCTATCAGGGACCACAAGCTGGACAAGCTTACTTCCTTGCTGGTGAACCTGTAATGCCAACAGGCGTACAGTTTGAAGGTGTTAAATTCTTCGAGTCTACAAACTTCCCAACTAAGAATATTACTTCTTCTTATAACGGTGGTGGTGCTTACTCTTCAAGAGAAGTTGCTCAAGGATACTTCTTCGGACCTCAAGCAATTGGTGTTGGAATTGGTGGACCAAATGCACAAGTTCTTATTAATAATAATGATGATTTCAGCAGATTTATTATTCTGATTTGGCAGTTGTACGCTGGTTTTGAAGCCCTTAATAAGGACTTTGTAACAACAGGATTTAGCTTCGTAGCTGACGCTTAATTCTCAGACTATTTAATAATTAACGATACAATTTTGGAGAAATAAATGGCTTATTTGTCTTCTAAGAAAATCTATCCAGGAAACTGGGCAGAGCCTCTAAACGGTTGGTATAAAAATATTGATACAACTGATAACGACACAAACGATTCATCTACTGGTGGTCCTACTGCCGTTTTAGCTGTACCAGGATGGAAGTATTTCCAACAACGTGGTTATGCTGAAGTTACTGGTAAAGTCGGTGCTAAATGGAATGCATCTGACGTTATCGTTCCTTCTCCTTATAGGAATGATGACACACGTACAGACATCACAGGAATGGTTGTAGCTGGTTCTGCTTCTAGTCCTGCATATGTTTATCGTGCAGCTGCTTCCGTAGCATCTGGTTGGGATGATGGACGTGTTGCATCTGGTGTTTATACAGATACTGGAAACGTTATCTCCTTCGGACGTAGTAATGGTGGTGCTCCAACAAACAACACTGTAGTTGCTGAAGCTTGTGCTCAAGCAAACATTGCTTCTACTGTTGATGGAACTGCTGATGGTGCTGCAGGAGCTATCTTCTTTGCAGGTGGTACATCTAACGTAAGTACAGCTCCTATCTACTACGCAAGTGGTACAGCAACTGGTGGTGCTTTGGAAGATTCAACTTCTCACTATCAAGTAGCTGCTGACACAACTTGGAAAGTATTTACCAAGGATGGTGCTAACGCTACTTCAGCTGTTGATGGAGTTTATCTATCAGATGCAGATGCAGATGCTGGTAAGAAAGGATATATCGTTGTTGAAGTTTGCTACATACAGCAAGATTCAGCTCCTGGATATGCAGATATTGAACAGTATCTAACTAACCGTACTGTTTCTTAAATTCTGAGTTAAACTAGGATCAGAAAGTAACATTCTGGTCCTAATGACTACACTTTTTAAGCATAAAAAAACGGGTGCAAGAGTAAAAATCATAAGTGAATTAGACAACGGCGACTGTTTCATGGTGGAAGACCAGGACAGTCGCACTTTTTATGCTTATAAACATGAGTTAGAAACTGATCCTGAAGGAACTAAAAAAGTAAAAACATTACAGATAAAAGACAAAGCATCAAAAGAAGAACCTCGTGACTTTCCTCCAGAAACAAGATTAAATATAAATGGAGCAACAGCACAAATGATTGCTGATCATATTAAAGGAATAGGACTTAAAACTGCTCGTGAAATTAAAGATCTTCAAATGTCACTATCAGGTGAAAAATTTGCAAATCTAGAACAATTAAGACAAATAAAAAGAGTTGATTGGGATTCTGTAATAGCAGCTGATTTAATCCGAGTATAATCTTAATTAATAAGCATTTGTATTGTGCAATTATCTGACTTTGATAAAAGTAGGGTCAGGTATCACCTGGGTTATTTCACTGTTTCTGTTCCAGCTGGTGATTATGCCAGATTAGAAGAAGCAATGAATACAGTTCCCGATTCTTTTTTCTATGACAAGATTGCCGTTCAATTAGGTCGTTGTGATACCGCTGAAAAGAAAACTGAAGTAGCAACTTCTCCATCAACAAGATTGGAAAGTATTGCTGGTGACGTTGATAGAACAATTAAATCTAGTAATGCTCAAGAAGCATTAAAAGTTTGGGATGATATTTATCTTTATGAAACAAATAGGCTTGCTGCTATTTTGTATGTACCTAACTTTAAAGATCCCGAACAAGCGAGATATAGATACGATAGATCTGGAGCAGAATTTATCCAAGCACTACCAGGACCAGCAGACACAGCCGTAGGATCTAGAATGGTATTAGCGGAGAGTTGGAGATAATGAGTACTTTTGGACAAACTTTAGGAACAGGATGGACAGCAGATACAAATGTATTTACTGCTAATCTTCCAGGAGATTATATGTCAGCTGGTAAGACATATGGACCAGCAGATAAATGGGCTATGGATAGAAGTTTTTCTCGTTTATTTCAAGGAGAAAGAGGTGGAGATGCTACCTTTGAAGATTTTTTAAATTTACAAAAAAATCCACAAGCATTATTTAGTCAAGCAATAATGAAAGGTTCACCTGACTTCTTAGCAGCAAGAAGAAACTTTGGAGCTTAATCATGCCTTTAGTTCAATTAGCAGGTCAAGGTCAATGGGGTAGTGTTTTAAAAGATCAATTAACTAAAAGAGAAATAGCAGAAAAGAAACATATACTTAAGGAAGGAAGAGATGCAGAACAAGAATTTATAAGAAAACATTAACAGAGCCTATAATTAAAGAAAATTAGTGTGAATAAACGTGTCATCAACCTCTACTAATAAACAACCTCTATTAGTTGATCGTCCACTATTTGATTCAGTTAGAGTAACAACTCAGACAGTTGGGCAAGAATCAAGTAATACTTTATTTGTTCAAGGTGGACAAGCTCCTTCCATCCTTGTTGATATGGACGCAGCTTTAAGTGAAGATAATAATAACGGAGGAGTAATTGATTCAATACAAATTACTAGAAATGATAAATATAGAGGTAACGATTACGTATTAGATTCCACAACATCAGGAACAGCCTCATCTTTTGTCAGTGGACAAATTATTTATGCTCAAGATTCTCAGCAATCTGCAGTAACAGCTGTTAAAAATGCAGGTAATAAATATTACAAATTTATTGGATCAACTCCTGTAACAGGTTTAATTAGTGCTTTTGATTTTACTAATACAGCTACAACAACTGGTTATACAGATTTAGGTCTTGTACGTGGTAAACAACCCGAAGTAACTTTTGTTTTCTATCAAACAAGAGGAACTACAACACCTATTCCTGCATCTGGTGATTACAATATTCTTTTCTCTAAAACAGTACCTGCTGAAACTGCTGTTTGTGATTGCTCAGATGTAATGCCACATCTTGCTATTCCAGGTGTTCATGCTGCATATGCTTCATCTACTGGAGATACAAGAGCAGGATTACCTGTAAGAAATAGAGGTATTTATTTGGAACGTGGTGATCGTCTATATGTTGGTGTTTATGCAGAAGGAAATAATGGAGCTGGATATGCTGCAGGTGCAAACATCACTGCTCAAGGTGGATTCTTCTAATGCCTACAGGATTCGGAAGCTTTGCAGCTTTTGATAAAAAATATAAAGGAGATAGTCATAAATTTAAACCTATAACAAATGAATTTGGAGGAAGTAGTCCTGAGTCGTTATATACAGTTAATAGAGAATCATGTTGGGCAAGATGGAGAAGAGGCTTTGAATTAGCTACAGCGTCGTTATATCACAACTCATTTGATTATCCCTTTAAGTATCGTATTCCGCTTCCTACAGGCGTTCCTGGAGCCTCTGGAAACGCTCCTGCTATTCCAGGTATCTTTAGAGGTTTTCCTACTAAGAATAAAGAACTAGGTTGTCATTGGGCAGGTGTACGTGTAGCAGGTAGTCTTCGCTTTGATAATGTTAAAGATTCAGGTGGAACAGCTGCTTCTATAGCTTCAGTAACAGAAGATAATGAATTTTGGTATGTACAGTTAGCAGGAACATGGAGTTCAACTAATCAACTTCCAGCTCCTTTGTTTATTCCTATTGCTGGTACAGATGGTATTAAACCTACAAATGGTGAGGTAATCGAAGATCGTATTATTGAACCCGAAGGAGTTCCAATTAATAGAGGAACAATTAACCCAAATACACAAACTCAGATATGGCTACGTACAAGCTGTATTAGTTGATGTAAATCAAAATACAGGATTATTAAAACTTAGAAAACGTGGTTCTGTAGAAGCAACTCCTGACCAAGTATTAGTTACACCAGCAACTAGACCTCCAAATGTGGGTCGTTATTTTATGACAGGTACTCGGTACTACTGCACTTGTCAGGATTTTACTCGTCGTCAATATGCTTATGTATCATCCTTGGGGCAAAGGTCAGGTCCAAGATTTCCAAAAACAGGAGTAGCAACATTAAAACCTGGACGTTATGAAGTTATGACCGAAGCAGGTAAAGTTGCTAACCAAGCAATGACTAATGCTTTAACTAACAGGCAATTAGAAATTGTTGCACCTACTGTTGAATATGAAATACCTCCAACTACAGCTGCAACGAGTAGTACAAAGATTGGAGCAACTAGAGATAACCCAGGTGTATTTAGCGACTTTGGTGGAGTATATCTAAGAAGTGGAGCTGATCCTTCTCTTCCAGGTGCAAGATCAGAAGGCTTACCTGATTTTGAAGACTACAAAGCAAAAGATAATGTTATTACATCTTTGACTGACAGATGGAGTCCTACTCTTGATGAGTTTAGATATTGCAAACATATCTATTCAATGAAATATGAAGAAGGAGTTTTTCCTCCTGAACCATCTGATATTCCTGTTGAGATTAGAGACATTGTTGAATGGGAACAAAATCTTGTAGATAAAGTTGAAAAAGATCAACAAGGAGCTGCTGCCAATATCAATAGGTATGGATTGTCTTATATGGATATTCCTCCTTTTAACTGTCAATCACCAATGATGATTCAAATGATGCAAAAGTTATTTAATATTCCTTCTACTTTTGTAAAGCTACAAAACTTTACTATGTATGATAAAGCTGGAAGAGCATATACACCAGCACAAGGAGGAACTCCTACGACATGACTGAACCTAAATTTGGTGATATTGTTGATACGAATTTTATCTATTCTGAAGAACAAAGAACTGTAAGAAAGTTTGGAGATAGTGAAGTACAAATTAGTGGACAACCAGCTACTTATCATGCAGGAGATGTTGTACATTTACCTTATAAAACAACAGAAACATCAACGATAGAAGCAATAGGATTAGCTTGGTCTGGTTTTGCAAATGGAGTAAGTCCTGCAGAATAAAATTATTAATTGTATAGTTATGTTAAGCCTTTTGTTGAAAGGCTAACAAACGTCCTTATATTATTAAAATGGCTACTGCTATAGATGTTAGGGAACGAAGTTCCTTGACAGGCTGGCCTGAGTTTTGTGAGTGGGTTACATCTACCAACAACCGTTTATATGTCGGTTGGTTTGGAGTATTAATGATCCCTTGCTTACTAACAGCAGTCACATGTTTCATAATTGCGTTTATCGCTGCACCTCCCGTAGACATTGATGGAATCAGAGAACCAGTTGCAGGATCATTCCTGTACGGAAACAACATCATATCTGGAGCAATCGTACCATCCTCTAACGCAATCGGTCTTCACTTCTACCCAATCTGGGAAGCTGCAACCCTCGACGAGTGGTTGTATAACGGTGGACCATATCAACTCATTGTGTTCCACTTTCTCATCGGTATCTCAGCTTACTTGGGACGTCAATGGGAACTTAGTTATCGACTAGGGATGCGCCCTTGGATCTGTGTTGCCTACTCTGCACCAGTATCTGCCGCGTTTGCTGTATTCCTCGTCTATCCTTTCGGACAAGGATCATTCAGTGACGGTATGCCTCTCGGCATTTCAGGCACGTTCAACTTTATGTTTGTCTTTCAGGCGGAACATAATATCCTCATGCATCCATTCCACATGGCAGGTGTGGCGGGTATGTTTGGCGGCGCTTTGTTTAGTGCTATGCATGGGTCACTTGTTACATCTTCACTTATTCGTGAAACAACAGGATTAGATTCACAGAACTATGGATACAAATTCGGACAAGAAGAAGAGACGTACAACATCGTCGCAGCCCATGGCTACTTCGGACGTCTTATCTTCCAATACGCCTCCTTTAACAACTCTCGTAGTCTTCATTTCTTTCTTGCTTCTTGGCCTGTTATCTGCGTATGGCTTACCTCAATGGGTATATGCACCATGGCCTTCAACTTGAATGGTTTTAACTTTAACCAGTCTGTTGTTGATTCATCAGGAAAGGTTGTACCTACTTGGGGTGATGTACTCAACCGTGCAAACCTTGGTATGGAAGTAATGCATGAGCGTAATGCTCACAACTTCCCACTTGATTTAGCCTCAACTGAATCAACTCCTGTAGCTCTTTTAGCCCCAACTGTAGGTTAAAAGAATATACAATTTGATATGCCTCTCTTAACGGGAGGCTTTTTTATGTTTATATAATTTAAAATAAAAGTATTACTAAGTGAAAATAACTTTATTATTTCTCATGGCATCTATATCTTCAGCAGATTTTTTAAGTAGATTTCAAAACCAAATGAGCCCACAGATGGGAGGTTTATCTTCATTCATGGGTCAAGGAGGTTCTCCTTTACTAGCTGCAAATGTTTTAGTTCCAGATATGGAAACAGGTTTCAAAAAAAACGTAGATTATCCTCAGCTACCTGAAACATTCCCTGGTGGGCAAAAAGCTAAATATCGAGCAGTAGGAGAATTTGGTCAATTTGAAAATGAGGAACAAGCACAACAAGCTGCAGAATATGGAATAACTTCTCCTAATCAAATGGGTAAAATAAGAGGATATATGGACTTTATTCCAGGAGGAATACCAGCTTCAGAAGGTTTTGATTATGATAAATCATTGCAAACCTTCCCTCAACTTATGCAAGGTATACAGAGAGGTAATATGCCAGTATTCCGTACTTACTAAGTTACTTTGATACGCCTCTCTTAACGAGAGGCTTTTTTTTTGGTAATCTTTTAATACAATAAATATAAATACAGATTAAAAAATGAATAAAGAAGACGTTAAAAACATGATTGATAGGTCTATTGAAATTGCAATGGACAAGCATAACAAAACTGCAACACTCATTAGTGCCATTCTTGGCTTCTTTTGCTTAGCTGCTTTTGTTGACGGTTTATTCAGAATCCTTGGGAGAATACCTCCATTTCTTGGGTTAGATGTAAATATTATTCCTAGTCTTGTAGGACAATGAGTGAGTTTGCATATACTTTTGCGTGGACATATCTAACTGCTTTTTTAATTGTTTTAGTTATACAAGCTTTAAAAGATGATAATTAAATAACTGTCTAATTAGGTACTTATATCTATTTGTTTAATGCTAGATTCAAAAGAATAATAAGTATTTAAAATGATTAAACCATTTCTTAGCGTAGCAGCGGCAAGTGCTCTTGTAGTACCTTCTGCATCCGCTGGTGTATATTTAAACGCTGAATCAAATGATGGATTCAAAGGTTCTGATTACACAGGTAGAACTGTAGATCTTCATATTGGCTATGAAGGTTCTATTAGTAAATTTGATTACTACATCCAAGGTGGTCCTGCTTTTACAGCAGTAGCTGATGTAGATGGTTCAGATTCAAGCATATCTGGAAAACTTGGAGGTACATATAATGTGTCTGACAAGCTTGGTATCTATGGAGAGTTTTCTGGCATCTCTATAGAAGATGAAGACAATAGCTACGGAACAAAAATCGGAGCTAAGTATTCTTTCTAAGTTTTTAAATTAAAACTTTTATTAAAGCCCTTGCTATCACAAGGGTTTTTTTATTACTTTCTTTCCGAGTAGGGATAACTACCTAGTACTTAACAAAACTTAATGTAATATATAAAGAAGCGAATTCTTATTCCCATGACTCCTGAAGCAGAAAAGTTTAACGGTTGGGCAGCAATGATCGGTATCGTTGCAGCTTTTGGTGCTTATGCAACAACTGGACAAATTATCCCAGGTATTTTTTAAATGGACTCTCACGTAATTACTGAATACGGCAAGCAAAACATTTTTGCAAAAGAGACAAAACCTTATATAGATGAAACTTATAAAGGATATGTCGTAGAAGCTGAACAGCTTAATGGACGTTTAGCAATGATTGGTATTGTTGCTTTATTAGGAGCATATATTACAACTGGACAAATTATCCCAATGATCTGGTAAGATTTATTTGCCATGAGTTTGGCGAATTAGGAACAATAAACCTCAGTGGAGCACCACTGGGGTTTTTTATTGACTAGGTATAAATATATAGAATTTTGTTATAATTGTTAAAGAACTTTAAGACATGTTAAAAACTGACATACAACACTTCTCAACTAAAACAATTGTTGTATATGGTTTTAATAAGTCAGCTTTTCAATTATGGAACACAAAGTCCCAGATGATCAGCAGATTCTAGAAGAATACTTTAATCTTGCTACGAACAAAAAAACCAAAAAACTTTCATGGCTTTATGGGATGGTAGCAACGTTTGGACTAGATCCAGATCAGCTAAATGGTTTTACTTGGAACAACGATTACTCAATTAATTTAAAAAATAGAAAAAAAGCAATTCATCCTTTACATCCTCAATGGACTTTTTTATTTGAATTAAAAGAAAAACAGCCCTGCAAAAGCGAGGACTGTTTATCATCAGTTCGTTCCTCCTTATATCGAGCGATGGCATTTGAAAATACCCAGCTAAGGATTACAGATCTCTTAAATGCATATGAGATCAGGAAGAATTTTTATAAAAAGGCTACGCAGAAGCAGCAACGGAAATCCCCTGCTCTTGTAGGTGCTTTCTAATTTTGTTTATATTCCATCTAAAACTATTACGAGAACGAGTTTCAGGGAAGGCAGCATAATGTGGACCAAGTTTTAAAGTACCATCATCTCTATATTTAAATAGAGTTGAACGATCCAGACCAAGAGCTTCTTGTGCTCGACGGGTTATAACCCATCCATTTGCTTTCTTCATGTGTGAGGAGGAATACCTACTTGTTAAAGCTATAAACACTTTACATTTTGTCAACATATTTAATGATTTTTTTATCTCTATATTTTGTCTGTGCAATTTAGGTCAAATTAAAATTAATTAACTGCATATATAAGTATGTTCAACTGTGAGAATGAACCTCTTGCTTTATTAGTTGAACTTACTCCCAAATTAGCCAAAAAACGATACAGAGAATCTATCTATGAAGCATGGGAACATAAGTGTGGATATTGCTCTGCACCAGCTACTTCTTTAGATCATATTATTCCAAAATTCAGTTCAGGTTCTGGTTATAGAAATAATCTTTTACCAGCTTGTAGAAGCTGTAATGCAAATAAAGCTAGTTCTTGTATGGAAGATTGGTATAAAGCTCAAGATTTCTTTTCTAATGAAAGGTTTAGTAGAATAAAGATATGGATGTTACCTCAAAAGCAATTACATAACGTATGTGGAATGATATAGATCCTCAAGGTCTTTTAGATCTATATAACAAAAAACCAGGAAGCCAATTCCTAGATAAGTCTTTAATGGGAATGGAATGCCGCTATGGAGGCGGTGGAGGAGGAGGTGGTGGTGTTTCTTGGGAAGATCAAATAAAAAATGAAATTAATGCATATAACACAACAAAAAAAACAGGTTACGAAACATATGAAAAAGCAAAGAGTACACATAAAGGTACTAAAGATAATTTAAATAAGTTAGGACTAATTTATGACAGAGGACAAGAAAAATGGAATAAAAATTATGAGAAAACAAATCATAAAACTAATATGGAAATAAGAAGTGAAAATAATCAACCTAAAAAACATTGGATTACATATGAATATACAAATCATTTTGGTAAATTAAAATTTAGAAGAAGAGGCG